GCTTTAAGTGATTTAAAATCTACCATTTGTATTACCTCGTATGCGTAGTATGTTTAGTATTATCGGATTATCCACATTATCCATCATATATCATTATATAGGTTCATTTCTGTAAAGTCAAACCATCTTTGATGGCTTTTTTAAAGAAAGGATCACTCAATGGTGCATAATGTAGGAAGAACGGCTTGTACTTGTTGAACTTTTTGTAAAAGTCTGCCCATATAAAGTCGTCCTCGATTTTCGTATTCCAAGCATCCATTAGTTTAATATAATGGTCTAGGATTACTAGACTATCATACGCTATTTCGTCTTGAAACACAAAATTTAATAGTTCGGGAAACTGACCATTTTTACAAATGATTAATTTCTCGAATTTGCCTTTTAATTTCTTTAGATCTTTTTCTAAATTAATTAAACGATTCTCTTGCCAATGCTGCCACTCTTTAAAGTTCTTGCTGGCATCTTCTTGGAGCATGCTTGAAATCCAAGACTTACCATCACCTTTCATAAAGTTGACGGCAAAGAAATACGGCATATCATCTTCTTTAATTACTCTGGCGACTTTATGGAAAGTGTATTTGTCTTTCCTCGCATTAAAAGATTCTGCGGTTATTCTAGTCTTGCCGTTGTAAGTAAAGTAATCAAATTTATCAGTGGTAAAATGTAATCTTACTGCATTGTAAATTTGAAAAGCATCATGTCCATTCATATAGGAAGTGTTGATGTTTTTGGGAGATAACGAAGCTCTTCAGCTTCTAATTTAATTTTAGACTTTAACACATCATTTAAAAGTGTTGCCGCCATTTCAATTTCTAAACCAGTCTCAGAGCAATATTCTGTAATGGCTTCAAGATATGATAGTTTCTTAGATTTTACAATTTTCTCTATCTCAATTGAAAAATTATTCTTTTCGTCTTTAGTCGCCATTACTTTTCCCCATAAAATTTATGCTGCCCGATTTGAGTAATAAACTTCTTACTGCTCCAATCAGGATTAATATAGTCACCATGAAAGTACAAAGCATTATTGAGTTTAGCCATTGCTACACCATTTAAAAAGCTTTTCTTTGCAATATCATAAGCTCGATTAAACAATGCAGGAATTGGTTGCTTATAAGGTTCGCAAACCCATGAGAACTGACATCCTTGATGTACAACTCCACAAATACTTGGAGCGAATCCAGCTTTCTTTCTGTTTAGCGTGACCTGAGCCACTGCTAACATACCGTCCTTACCCTGAGTTCCTGCCTCATAATAAACATTCTCAGCGAGACAGTTTACTTCTTTTCTAAAGGACTCGGTTTTTTGATACTTTGCCGAAATATCTTCAATCTTTAGATTGAGATCGTGCACTTCAATATTCTTTTCATCAACGTATTGTTGATGCATCAGTTGAGATTTTGTTAATTCTGCTCTAGCTTCAATTAGATGATGAGCAGGAATTGCAATCCCTAAAAATGAAAATGTAAACAGAATACCAATTCTGTAGATCATATCTTCGTTTCGATCAATAAACCTATCGATCTTATCTACTGCTGTCATGTTAGTTGCCTCCATTTTACAGCGATAACTTTTATAAATAAAAAGTGCCTGTCGCGATACTGGTAATATCCACAGGCTCTAACACTAACAAGGAGTGTCAGCATGAATACTTATATTTGTCCTCTCTGTACATTTTTCAATACAGAGTGTAGTTCCACACATTCATTTTTTGAGACTTTAGAAATTCCTAAAGACGTCATAAACAAAACATGGAATTTTACAAATAAGGGTGGAACAATATCAGAAGAACACAAAAAAGCTATAAGCAATTATCGTAAAGGTAAACCAACAACTAAAGGCAAACATAATCCTTATGCTTCAGCTAATGGAAAGAAAGGATCAGCCAAATTGTCTAAAACAGCAACAGGAAGAAGAAAGTTCTATTTACCTGATGGTACATGGACTTGGGCATATCCGAATAATGGGTAGGTTTTCTGTTACTAGGAAACCTACCAAACCCTAGCAATTAACTACTTATTAGGCAGCTAACGCAAGATCGTAAGAGCTATCATTTGCTGTTACTTTTGTTTGTGCGAATTACGTTCGTCACCTTTCGAGCGAATTAAGTTTATTTTTTGTCCATCGATCCTACGCATCCCCGTCAGAAGCATATTGTGTATCTTTATGGGCGCTGCTGCAGACAGCTAACAATATGCTTTTGGTGGAGATGGGGAAGAGTCGCACTTCCCGTCTGGTCCAATTTTACACTCAATATTTACGCTGTTTTCTTTTCTTCTTATATTCAAGAAAAGTCACTTCATATTGTGCTGTCGGATGATTAATATATTCTTTATACAAATCTCCCGACTTTAATGCATTCATTAGACCACCAAGTTTTCTTTTTTTAGAAAGATCAACTGAGGTCTTATTATCATATCCACCCATAATTAATTCTTAGTGTTATGCTCTAAAGTTATACTCGATATTATCAAATACAACTGGACTTTTTTGCATTAGCACATCGGCTGCTGCAATTTGTTCTGGTGTACCAATTAAGTGTAATTGTCCACCGAGACTGTTGTAGAACTTTGTCGCAAGAGCATTTGCTGGAATTTCAGAATATGCTGTTGTAACAGTTCCACCACCTAAATCTTTCAATACTGGCTGTGCCATTTTAGACTCCTTAGATATATCTAATCTATTTATTTCAAAGTCGACACTCTATTATACTGACAATTGATTGTAATGTCAAATAGTTTTCTTAAACTCTATTAACATCTCGAGACACTTTTCATATGGCTCAATCATAATTTGAGCGAAGCCAGCTGTCTCAACTGAAATCATTAGAATGACCGACTTAGGTGCAACACCATAATGTTCATGGTACATTTTACCGTAAGCAGCACCCTGCATCCAGTAGTTCTTGACGTTTTCTTTCTTCTTCATACGAGTTGACGTCTTGAAGTCGATAACCGCGAGATCGCCGTTATACTCAGCGACACAGTCGGTTGTGCCAGCCAACTCTAATTCGTCACTGTACATCGCGCCTTCAATAATCTTAATGTTATCTAAACGATCAACCAGAGGTTTAATCTTTACAAACATTTCTTTATTAAGAGGATTATTTTCTTCTTGTAAGTTTAATGGGCGATTATGTAAATAGTTCTCGACCATTTTATGCATAGAAGTGCCACGATTAGCTGCACGTGTTGAGATCTTATTGGCTTTTTCTTCGCCTACACGTTGACGCCATTCTTGTATTTCTTTAGCGTTAAGTTTGCCAGTTAAAGTTGTAACTGACTGGTAGCGAATACCTTGTGGAGTGACATAATATCGAGTTCCGTCAATATTAACTGTTGACATTTTAGGCAATGTCACAAAATCATGATTAAAAGTTTTCAACCGTTATTTTCCTTTTCGTATTTGTCAACAGCAACTAAGAAGTCTTTAACTAAACTGCTGCGAACAATGTCATCAGTTGTGAATTCAATATTAGTAAATGCATTCATCGTTTTTGCAATATTATGAAACTTGACCAATCCAGACTTATCGCTATTTTTGCGATACAGGTCAGTTTGTCGATAATCGCCACAGAATATAATCTTAGATCGATAACCGACACGTGTCATAATAGTAGACAGTTCTTCCCAGTTTAAATTTTGACATTCGTCGACTATAATGATCGCATCGTCAAAACTCATTCCGCGAATAAAGCTGGTTGAAATGAACTCAATCTTACGTTGTTCTTTCAACTCCTCATATGCATTTCTTCTACCAAAGAATTGAGAGCAAATCTGCATATAAGGTTGTTCATATAAAGACATCTTCTCTTCAACAGATCCAGGAGTGAATCCCATATCTCTAGATTGTACAGCTGAACGCACAATTACAATTTTGTTGAATGATTTTTCTTTTTCGAGAACTTCGTGTAAAGCTTTATACATTGCGATGAAGGATTTACCAGTTCCTGCTGAACCAGTTAACATTACAAAGTAATGTCCTTTATCGTAAGCTTGGAAAAATAGTCTTTGGTTTTCGGTCAGTGGCTCAAATATCTTCAAATCGCTTAGTTTGAATTTTGCTGTTTGTTTTTTATCAACTAAAACTTCTTCAGATATTTTTCTAGCCACGTTTCACCTTTTGTTTTTCAGTAGCAATTTTTGCATGCTTCTCAATAATTTGATTAGTCTTGACTTCTTTGACCGACTTGTTCTTACGATATTTATCTGCGAGAGGCGAGCGAGGGTTTTGCTCACCAATCTTAGCCAATACTTCTTTCCAAGTATTATCGGTCTTAGCGTCTAAATGCTCACCGCCACGAGATCTAGCAATTCTTGGAGCGCCATCGTGATAACGTTCAAGATTGGGATTTTCTTTGACAAAGTCGTCATATTCAGACATCTTCATCTCATAAATTTCAATCTTTTTAGTTTTCTTATTTAAGAATGTATATTCCATAATATTCTCTTATTTCAATCGACTTGGTGTCGCATCTCTTGTTAAGAACATGACTTTATAGTTTTTTGGTTTGAAATATTTCTTAACAACTTTAAGAACTGTTTCTTGATCGAAAGTCTTACAAGAGAAAACATCAAGATAAACGTCACCTGATTCATCCATCATGTGAGCGCAGATATTTGAAGTTTCAATTAATTGAAGTAGAGTATAACCAGCTTTTTCTGGATCATGTTCAGCAAAATGTACGACTTGAGGTTCGCCATATGCAACCATGTCAATTTTCTTAACTAATTCTTTACAGAATTTTTTAATTCTTTCAGGATTTGTTACTGTATTGCGATCACAATCGTGACAGTCAACCATGAGATGATAACCCCAGTGAGTATTATTAGCCATTTTATTTTCCTTTAAATTGTCCACCAGTCAGGCATAGGGCGTTTAGTCCATTTAGCCATATATGCCTTATGATTTATATAGTAGTTCCTGTAAGCCTGTGCAGAATTACCAAGAACTTTACTATCGTCAGGCATCGCCTGTGGAGGATCTTGCCACGGTGCTTCGTAGTCAATATTCATTGGACAACTAAACAATGCACCTCGCATGTTATCACATTTATGAACCTTACCGTACCTGTAAGTGTACTCGTCCATTAGATAACAGAACAAGTCATACAGATAACGGTAATGGTCAATATTGCTGCGACACCAGATTGCGCTTGGATGATTAACATGAGTAACACCATAAAGGACTTGCTCACGAGCATCAGGCAAACGCCATCGCTTCACATTGCGACCAGTGGTCGCTTTTTGTTCAATGTATTGCTGACCATCAAGTAGACGATGAGCAGTTGACAGAAGCTGGGCTGACTCGAGTATCATCTTAACGACATGTTTGTCGCAGTGATACTCGGCAGCAATACGCGGATCTTTATCTAAGTAAAAAATATTCATTATGCAGTCTTCTTCTTTCGTATTTCAAGAATCATACGATATTCGTCAAGAGTTGTTGATCCCATATCAGTATTATGAGTGCGGCGAATTACAGCGCCATCATGTAAAGAGCCGCCTTTAGCCCAAGGAGTGTCATGACCCCATACAGAATCTTCTAATCGCAATGGCAAACCATCAATAGCGCAAACATATCCTTGTATTGCCAAATGTTGTTCACGTTCAGCAGTTGTTAGACTACGTTTAGTGTCACAGAATATGACGCCAATAGAATCAACATCATTATCATCAGACAACATTTCATTAATTAATAAATTAGCGCATTCTTTTTGAACTTTATGATTTGAAAAATTCGTAATATTTTTACGAACAAATTCTTTAATCAGATAAGTCTCACCATCAAAAACGTGAGTCTTATCATTATAAGTCTTATCAGAATTGCCTGTAAAAAGAGAATAAGCTCTCATAAAAGATTTGTAGAATTTTTCATAGTCATTAATACTAAATTCTTTGTTTCTTTCATAAAGACCAAACCATACAACTTGCAATGCGGCAAAAATATCGGTATTGAATTTGTAGGGTTTACGTTCTTTAGCAAGTCCGTAGATATCATCTAAAAACCGCATAGCTCGTTCTTGCGCAGTTTTTGTGAGAAAGTTTTTACCTTTATATTCGTCATCGATTGCTTTTTGGAACTCAGACAAACCTGCGTCGACATTGCCGCCACCAGCAGCTTTAATGAATGCTAAGAACACATATTCATCCCACTTACGACGATGATTCGGAGCCATGTCGAAGTATTCTGATTTCTCTAGTCCCTGTTTGTCAAATTTAGTCTCAAATAAGTAATGTCGTTCATTTTTATATTCCGCATATTGACGAGTAACAGAACGAACAGCTTTACAAATTTTAGACTGATCGTCACACATCAACATCTCCATAGGATTAACAGGAGTAGTTTGATTTAAATTGCGAAATTTAGTGATAGCTTCTTGCGAAGTGCAAACAGTAATATCTAAACAGATTGGATAATCTGAAAGATTTAATTCTTTCATATCTTTAATTTTTTTACCAGCCACACTAAATTTATTATTGTAGAAGTCAGTAAGAGCGCGAATGCGGTGACCGCCATCAATAACCAGATAATCAACACCTGGATATGTTTTTTGCATTTCAGAATCTTGCGAAATATCTCGCAGAGTGATAAGACCAATACCACTACCATAAAGCGCAGATTTAACAATCTGTTCGCTCTTATTATATGATTGAGAGGTTGGTGGACGTTGACCGATTGGATCGGGATTTAATCTTCCATTAAGAGTCAATTCAATAATTTCTTTAATAGATTTAACACGATATTCAATTTTCATAACAACTCCTGCGTCACACAAATGGTGACAAAAATTGCGTCTCACAATGGAGACAAAAAAAATGGGGGGAATAATCCCCCCGAGATCACATTAAACCCAATGAGGATTTAATATCTGAGAACTCACGATCCGAGATGTCTGCAACATGCAAATCTGCATCGGGAGCAACAGCCTTATCGACTTTAGCACTCTTAACTGGCTTAACCATAGGTGCAGCAGTCTTAACTGTAGCAGTCTTTGAACCTTTACGAGTGGCGCGAACTTGGATTTTGTCAGCATTCACCAACTTGTAAGAAATAACTTTACGACCTTGCTTGACGGTGTCAAACTCAGCATTAAAGAATTTGCGAAGACCGAACAGATAGATACCGATTGAACTTTCTTTGACTCCGAGCTTTTGAGCGATTTGGGTCTTAGTTACACCCTTATCACCAGCAGCTTTCATCATATTGTACAGAATGTACCCTTGTGTGTTTTTAGACATACTCAACTCCTTCATAATATAAACAAAACACTAATTTCTTAGCATTACAACCATTATACCTTATCCAATTGAAAAAGGCAAACATTATTTTTCAAATAAAATCAATGACTTACGCAAGACCTCCCATAAGGCTCCTGTTGGACCAAACCCTAGAGGTCTTAGGTATCCTAGCCAGTAGGAACTGCATTTGGTCTGCAAGGATTTTACGGTTCTTTAGGAGGATCTTTTCGTGTCTTGTTGGAACATAAGGAACATATAGAAGATGCATTCTTGCCTCTTCTGGAGTCTTATTTCCTTTCTTGTGGTTACAATCTCTACAAGCTGTAACTGTGTTCATCCAGATGTTTTTACCGCCACGAGATTTTGGCAATACGTGATCGATCGTCAATACACCAAAACTGTATTGTTCTCCACAATATGCACAAAGATAATGGTCGCGAGCATACAAAATCCCACGATCTGTGTAAATGCTTTCTTTGTCGTAAAATTCTTTTCCGAAGATTGGACCAGTGACGCCAATGATTGATGAGATGGCGATTTTTGATGTTTCGCCTTTTTTATTCTTTCCACCAACAAATTCTTTGACGTTTGTTCCAACTTCCCAAAGAACTTTTCCTTTAGCATAATATGCACAGGCAGTTTCTAAGTCTGCCCATTCTCTTGGTGTTCCCGCACTGTCGGTAACCAAAATTAATGACATGTAAACCTCACATTTTTATTTCAATGACAATTCGTCTTTTAACTTCTTGTCTCTTTCTTTCTTCAACTTCTCAACAACGCCAGTTCTGCGCAAATCCTTAAATGCGATATTCTTTTCATCGAACTCGCCTTTACGATTCAAGCCGCTCTGACGTAATTTCTTCAAGTCATCTTTTACTTTCTGCAACGACTTATGAGTGGCGCTTGGCTTTTTGATCGCCTTTAGAATTTTGTCTTTCCACTCATTAGAAATACTTTTTGCTTCATCTTTATCATATTGTGGTACTGAATACTTTGGCTCATGTAACCATTTGCCTTTTGTTAGAGAGTACACACCATCAGATTCAAATCCTGCCTTCTCGTCTTGAACAGTGACTTCGATTGTTAACCCATAAATGCGAATGTCGTATTGTTCTTTGAACTTTTTGTTTTTGACGTCGAAGAACTCTTTTGTTAATTCTTTACAATTGCTTAATGCTTTAATATCGCAAAGAATATGAATATCTAAGTCAGATGTTGGATTCCAGTTATAATTGGCATTTGAACCGATTAAAACGATTTCGTCAACGTTAAGCGGAGTTTCGCAGAACTTCTCAAATTCTTTTGCGATCTCTAGACACTTTTGACGCACTTCTGGCTTAAGTGTTTTGCCATCTTTTCCACCCCAGATTTTAGGGTTTAGAGTTTTGTGATATTCAACAGCTAACTTTTTTTCAGACATCATTAATTTCCTTCTGGGCTACAGTTTATTTATTAAATGATGTTTGGGAATTGGCGACCACGGAGAGATTCGAACTCCCGACCATGGAGGTAGAAGCTCCATGCTCTATCCAACTGAGCTACGTGGCCATTGTGGTTGAGGGACGTGGATTCAATGCTTCGGCGGGAGCATTCTCATAGCTGCTATAGACTGCATTCTCGGATTATTTATCTACGAGGCAATTGGCTCTCCCGCTACGACTCGAACGTAGATTCTATGATCCAAAGTCACATGTCCTACCAATTAGACGACAGGAGAATATTATCTTAATCTTCCTTTATTATACCCTTCTGGTATAGGAGAATCAAACTTTATTCTTGTTTGATCAATTCCATTATTAATCCAAATTTGTTTATATTTTCTATTATAAGTTAATCCCTTTGTACCCTTTCCATTGAAACCATTTTTATTATTAGATGGACGACCCTTTAAAGTTTGTGAAATTTTTAATTTTGTTTTCTCATCATGGTTGTGTTTAGCAGCACTACTTATATTAAATAAAGCTCCATCTTTTATGGCATCATCGACATTTTCTTTAGGGGTTCCCCAATACAAATGTTTTGGGTTTGAACATTTCCCGTTGTTACACGCGTGACAAAGAAATGCGCCCTTAGAACCATGAGGAATTGTTGTATTTAAAAACTCAGCCAAAACGCCTTTATGGTTGGTTGAATTTCCACCACGCTCCAAACAAGGCTCTTCCAAATTTAAATGTTTTTGTCTTTCGGATTTAGTTTCTTTTTCGATTAACAAATATACGTCTTTCATAGTAACCTCTAACAGTAAGTTTAATACGTTTATTTATATAAAACCTACCTTTAGACGATCCCTCATCAGTTAAGAATATTATACTTGTTATAATTGTAAAAGTAAAGTATAATAATATCAAATGAAAACAATAACTTAGGCGTATGTTTCTTGAGGTTGCTGTTCTGCTTGATGGACGAGTTGTCCTTGATCGTCATAAACTTTTACAGTATCTGCACTCATAGATGATGAGAATGCCATTGCTTCTTCCAAAGTTTCGAAATGGTGATCTGATGTTCCTAGAATCCCATTGATCCACTTGTGGAATCTTACTGTATGATGTTTTGGATGATGGCTCATTGTGTTCTCCTAATTGAAATATTTATACCAGATCTTCTTTGTTTTATCTGTATATTTTCTTAAGTTACGCTGATTCAACTTAACATTCAATTGTGGAAAACAATAAGCGAACACTAACATGTCTGAAATATCTGCACTATCATTAGGGTCAGCGTTTGATATAAAAGATGACCATGGAATTTCTTTAGATCCAACAATCGGCACACCTTGACTAATCAAATCTGCACTAACAATATTAAATGTCTCTGAGAAGTTACATTGTAAACCAATATCCATTGTCGCACATAATTTTAAAAATTCTTCTCTTGGCGTCCATTGGTGATTGATTAATTGATGACCAGTATCCGCTAACTGCTCAAATAATGTTCTAATATTATTCTTAACAGGGTCGCCGTTCATTTCAATTCTACCAACATTGACATGGAATCTTAATTTCTTACCGATTCTTTCTGCAAAATGCAAAGCTGCAAAAGCTTGAAGTAGTTGGTTCTTCAATGGACGAATTGCACCGAAACAACCAACATCGATGTATTCTTTATTTTTATCAAATTCTTTAGTTACATAATCTTGTGGGTAGTAATTCGGTAGATAAATTGTCTTAGCATCACCAATGATCATTGCAACTTCTCTAGTCATTCTTGGAGCATTACATGCAACAAGAACATTCTTAAATTTAGAATATTCAATGATCCAGTCCATCGCAATACCTTCGCCTGACATAAATGGCATTTCGCTGTGTAGGCGAACAATCCAAGTAACATTAGGGTGAAGTTTTTGTAAAACTGAAAATTTAGAAGGAACAACCCAAAGAGCTTCTATAATGACATGAGTTGGTTTGTGTTTATTGACTAGACGGTCTATACAATTGTTATCAATTGCAACTTCTAATTCAGATTCAAACCCCATATCCTTCATCATGTTATCCATGAATTTAGCTGAATTGTAAAGACCTGTACTTAATCCTATTGTTGCGTGCGTAGGTGCACTATAATCTTCTCTGCGCTTGAGGATGAATAATAATTTGGGCATGACAATTCCATAAAAAATAATTGGCGGATGGTGCACGATTATTTAGTTTATGGAATTTTGTTTTATTATTTCTTGTATTAAATATTTTTTAAAAGTGGTGCGGATGGTGGGACTCGAACCCACAAAACCTTGTTTCTAAGACAAGTAAGTATACCAATTCCATCACATCCGCTTATTCTTTTTACCTGCATGAGTATCTGTTTGAGCATGACAGTTCGGACATAAAATCCTAAGATTAGACAACGCATTATTAAAATGATTACCATCTATATGATCTAACTCTAATGGAATAGGTTTACCCATCCATTCCCTACCACCACAACTCTCGCATTTATGTTCTTTCAAACCATCACGCAACATTCTAATTCTTAACTTATGAGAAGAAATATAAAGACCACTGTTAATATATTCTATAGCAGTTTTTTTATTTTTTGGAATCTTTTTTCCTTTTAGACCTTGATTCCCACTATACCTAATTCCAAGTTTAGTTAAAGTAGAACGAACCTTACCTGCTTTACAATTGAGTCTTTTAGCTATCTCTGATATTGATAGAGATTCATTAATCCAAGAAATTATATCATCTTTTCTATCAGTATATTCTTTTTTATTATATATCATATGATTTCTTAATTAGTAGACACGCTTATATTTAGTAAAAGCAAGTATACCAATTCCATCACCTGGGCAAATCTGGAGGTAATGGTCAGACTCGAACTGACGATAGACTGCGTATGAAGCAGTTGCATTAGCCACTATGCTACATTACCTTGGCACCCCTAAAGAGACTCGAACTCCTAACCTCAACGTCCGTAGCGTTGCGCTCTAATCCATTGAGCTATAGGGGCATAAAATGTTCGGTTTATCTTTTCCCTCTGTGGCCAACAGAGTGCTAAGTTGTACACCTTAGCTGGATCCTACTAATGTCCTTGGTCTTACCAAATTACTCTACACCGAAAGGTTGAGTGACATTTTTTCTGATTTCTTTTTTGTTACTTTTTTCTTCTTACCAAAAATCTTATCCCAATTAGCAGCGTATGCTTTTTGGTTTCCTAATTTTGATCTAATACTATCACCAGTAACATCGTTTTTCGTAGCCATTATTTATCCTAATATAAATTGGGGTGATTGATGGGACTCGAACCCACAGCGACAGGAATCACAATCCTGGACTCTACCATTGAGCTACAATCACCATTGGAGCGGAAAACGAGACTCGAACTCGCGACATCTTCCTTGGCAAGGAAGTGCTCTACCAACTGAGCTATTTCCGCATCACTCTATATATGCCACCAGATGATAACGCTCCATCGTCTATGCTTTACCAAAGCATTGTACTGCTTTTGTACTATGGCGGCGAATTTTGTTGGTTTCTTTTTTTACGAGCTTCACTCATCTTTCTTTTGGATTCTTCGGAGTGTTTTCTTCCCTGAAAAGTATTATAATTTATTCTACCTTCCTCATGAAATCTTTTCAATCTATCGCTTGATATCTTTTTATTTTTTTCTATTTGGGAGGAAAACTCAACACCATACTTTTTTATCATAGTGGTTTTAGCTTTTTCTTTTATCTTATTATAATGTTCTTTTGTGTGAGTTGGATTATTTTTAATAGAATTTAAATAGTCAAATCCACCCCAACCCCCAATCTTTAAATTATATGTATTACCTTCACTTAAATAATCTTCATTGACCAGCTCAGCTTCTTTAGCGAACATCTCTTCTGAATTATCATAGACATGGAGAATTTCTTTAGTGAAATTCTCCAGTCCATTTTTTTCGATGGATCGTTTCAGGTATTTACCCGAACCCATGTATCCATCATCAAGCTTTTCGGTCTTATGTGACCCAATATAGGTCTTGCCGTTAAGCTTGTTGGTAATTTTATATACTGTATAGAACATTTTGTCCTTCTAATACACGTATATAGTCATCACCGCAGGGCGACCCGTATGGGGATCGAACCCATGGTTTCATGCGTGACAGGCATGCGTCTTAACCACTCGACTAACGAGCCTCAACTTTTTTACGAATAACTTCAAAGTCAATTGGAGTATAATCGATCTGTTCAACTGAAACGTTGATATATCGATCATCATCCATAACATGAGCATGAAGATGTCCGTGAATATTATACTTCCAACGAAATTCTAAGTTTTTTGGATGTAAAGGAACATGAGACAATACAAAACTGTTCAATTCCCAAA